CAACCACTTCTCATTTGAATATGGTGGGCATAGGTGATTAATGTTTACCGCCTGCCATATCTGCAAAGGTAACGGCATATGCCCTGACAAGGATTTGAAGTTTTTCCCGGTGGTGTGCTGGAATTGCCATGGGAAAAGAATAGTTGACGAAATAACCGGCCGGCCGGTTGGGTTTGAATCTGACCTGGAAGCGGCTGAACGTGAAGAACAGGAGCAAATATCATGAAAAAATTAACACTTAGAGAGCATTGCGATAATAAAAGGCGTATCGTTGAATCGTGGCCAGCTTGGAAAAAAGCAATAATGGCATGGAGAAAAAGAAAATGAAACAGTATCTTATTGACAGACTGAAAGAAAAATCAACCTGGACCGGACTGGCAACAGCACTTAGCGCATTGATCGGGTATAATATCCCGGACGTAAAAGTTCAGGCCGCTTTTTATATCGGAACATTTATCCTGGGGGTGGTAACCGCCGGCATGAAGGAGAAATAAATGCTGACCAAATACCTTGAATATGTCCAGTTCCAGGGGTATTCCATGGTCTCCCGGTTCATCCAAAAAATTACCCGGGACCCGGATTCCCATTCCGCTGTCCTGGACCGGGAAAGATTCACTGATAAACAATTGATCGAACAATGGCCCCATGCCGGCGGTATAAAGTCATGGATGGATTACAATAATTTTTCTGGACATGAGCCCAAAACGCCCTATGAGATCTGGTCACTTGAAGTTTATCAAGACGAATACGATATGATCATGGGGCATTACAGGGAATCCGCCAGGGTCAGAAAGCCGTACGACTGGTCAGGTATAATGGCTTTTGGGTTAAAGGGCAAGGACGATCCTGAAAAAACTTTTTGCTCTGAAGAGATGGTCACGCCGCTGGTAAAAGTTTTCGGGTGGGATCGTATCTTACCGGCAGTTGTTCACCCTGGATATTTCCGGAATCTTTTGCAGGCCAAGGGCGCTAAGTTGACCGGCGGTGGTTCTACATAATTATTGACTTAACCGCCTTATTTTGATATGATTTATCCGTGTATCAGACGCATATTTTATGAAAGGAAAACATGATGAATCATGGAAAAAATTTTTAATGTTGGGGCGTGATGGTCCTGGCAGGTAGCCGGGCTTCATTAAATGTATTTAAACTGCTGAAAAGGCCGGTTAGAGAAATCTTTCCGGCCTTTTTTATTGATTTCCCAACGCAAATAGCGTATAAATAATCAAGCTGGTGGCCTTGGTCAGGACTTACGCAAATGCGGTTAGATCATGTAAGTCATGCCGGCTTAAACCCTATAAAAAACATAGGGATGCAAACGCCTATTTTTAATTTAGCTGAACGGATAGCCTGCCGCTGAAACACGGCCCCGGATGAGTAACATGGAATCAAATATTCACATACTATTAAATTTTTCAATTGCTCTATCAAGATCAAATGTTCTCATGACAAGCTCTCCAGTCTTTAAATCCTCTACTTTAAAATAACTGTTGCCGTCCTGGTATGTCACCCACAAACGACGGCCAGTTACCGAAGCCATCACGGAATTAAACTCTTGCCCGTCGAACATTTCTTTTTTCAGTAAAAACTTTTCTGGCACGGCATTATTAAGGCCTTTGATTTTCATGGCTTAACCTCAAAATTACCAACAATCTTGTCATAGATGGCTTTGATCGTGGTCCAGGATACCGGAACGCTTTCAATTATCATTCCGTTTCCATGGCAACAGTCACAATTTTCATCGGATTCGGCACACTCAGGGCATAGAGTTTCAACAGATTCAAAAAACTCCCCACTGAGCAGCGCCTTTGCCCCATTCTCAGCCGTTAATTTCCTGGGTAAGATAACTTGATCCTGTGTTAGGAAGGCGGATCTTCTGGTGATTTTTATGGTTTCTTTTTTCATCTTTCTCCTTACCACACCCACAGGATATTACATCCAGGGTATGCGTCGTTTAAAATTTTGGTTATTACCGGAACACACGGATCTTCACGCCAGAATTCATAATACTTAAACCATTCTCCCGGCACAGGGAGTGATTTGTAATCAAATTTAAGTTTATCCCTCCGGTCAACCATCTTGCTAATCATCCCGCCTGGGCCTGTTCGTGTTTCATAGAAACCTGCAATAATTTTCCCTTCATTACCATCGCAGTCAAAATCTGCCACGATGACTTCCCATCGCTTTCGCCTATATGTCATTTGGACATTGATCATATTATCCCCTAAAAAGTATTCACTGTATATGTACCAAAGAATCCCTCTGTTTCCAACCCATCAACAAACGTACCCCAACAAAATTCAATCCTGGCCTGGTTGTTCTGAAAGAGTCCAGGTCCAAGTCTATGCTCATTATCTGGAGCATAGTGCCCTGCAATCCAGATTTCATTCAGAAAATAATCCCAGCGCCATCTTGTACCAAGCAACCAATACTGAATTCTCATGGTGTGAATAGCCCCAATAGGCATTGGTAATGCTTGATAATGTGAGCCGTTAAATTCAGCTTCTTTATCAGGGCCCCATATATTGTAAAATCCGTTCTTGACCCCAATGGCGCGGTAGTTGCCTTCTCCATAATAAATCCCGGCGTTCATGAATTTGTTGGATTGGCCAATTCCGTCCATTCTCAAAGAGAAGACAAAATTAATTCCGGTTGTGAATGGGATATAATCGGTACAGATCAATGACCCGTCTCCCTGCGAGTTTTTGCCGTCTTTGATGTAAAGGCGGTTCAGGGCCGTACCGAAAGATTGATCAGTGGAGTTGTTGTTGACATACCACTTTCCTGTCGGATCGGTGATTGTGGCAGTCTCTGTGTAATACGTCGAGGCGTAGGTTCCTTTTATTTTTGCGTCGTTCCAGTTGTCTGACATTTTATTCTTTCCTTTTCAGTTCTATGGTTGTGACGTAATTTGCACTTGATTTTATTCGCCTTTCTGCGGCTTCCTTGCTCTCATGTGTTATATCCCCAAGATACGGATTACCGTCTGAATCAATATAGAGGTTCACCCATTTATTCCGCGCAGGCTTGACCGGATCAATGATGATCTTATTGCCTTCTCTGGTTATACTGCCTTTGTGGAATAGGGATTGAATTTTACCCATATGAAGTGATTTACCATCAGCAGTAAATGTACGGAGTCCATTATCCGAAAATCTTGCCTTTATTGGGTATACAGCAGTGTTATCTACCTAAGCTACCTTACCGACTCCATAAAGCAAGCTCTCAACCTCATCCCCTACCTGGAAATCTTGATCCATTTTGTTTTCTCCATTGCTAATGTGGTCATTAAAATCAAAGCTATCTTCCATTTTGTTTTCCTTTCTTAATTTCTGGTTCCGAATTCAATCAGTTCATACCCCGCCCCGCAGATGGTCCGATACCACTGCCAGCGGGTTTCTATATCCGAAAACTCTTGATAAAATTCTGGTTGGGATAGGCCGGTGAGTAGGCGGTATTTTATATAATATTTCATATTTCCTCCTCCAAAAGCTCAGAAAACCGCGGGTCAATTGTTTCGTATGGGATTTTACTGCATGGGCACAGGTCAGAAAGTTTTTTATCTGCCAGCCATCCAAATTGAGTTCTGCAATCACCACAATGCCAACAGCAAACGTCCTTGTTAAATTTCATAGGACATACTCTACCGCACTTTCCATTAAGAGAATTTCTCAACTCCCGGATAACCTCTTTTTGTTCTTCTGTTATTTCTGACATGATTCTCCTTTACCAATCCATCCACCAGTTCCACCGGTGACATTTTTTAAATTCAGGTATTGCTTCATAATTTCCGTTTCTGACTGCCTGCTTAGCCTTTGCTTTGTGGGATCTCCTGAATCCAGATTTAAACTTTTTTGAAGGAGGGTGTAGCTCCTCAAAGTGTTTATAGTTTTCGGAATCGGATTTCATGAAATATCTTTTAATGTCTTTGGCGGTCTTTCCCAATATCTCTCCTTATCCCCAAGTCACCGCGGCCGATCCAATACAAAACCCGAAATAGATCACTGCCCGGCTGTAATAGTGGTTATAACATTTTACAGTATTGATCCGTGTGTACTTCTTGTCTTGAGCACTCCCACGTTATCTGCAACACCCTGTCTATAATTCCTTCAAATGGCTGATTATAAGTCTGTATAATCGGGTAAGATCCATCGCAGTTTTGAAATAATATATTTCCATCAGGAAAAAGCCCGAGCCTAATCGGGTTTGTGTGTGTCTGGCACTTGTTCGAGCAAGACCATTTATCAAGTCTTGCCCGGCCCATAGGATGTATTTCATCCCCGTCTTTCAACCTAATCCCGTCTGAACACTCATCTTTCAAAATTTTTAGGACTTCCAGGTTCTGATGTCGTTTATGAAACTCAGTTCCGCTAACGACAAGGAACAACTCGTTTCTATTTAAAAAATTTAAAAACCTGCTAAACATTTCAGGTTCTCTTGACCAGGCCCCATTTGAGATCGTAAACTTTGGAATAGCATCTGGAACCAAGTCTATAAATTTTTGATACAGCTCAAGATTAATCGACACCTCTCCGCCATAAAAACCACATGAGTTAATCATCCCCCAATCGACTGTCTTTAAGAAAGATTTTGTTTTTTCAAAATCAAGCTCATCAATCTTTTCCAGACTGCAATCATACATGCAAAATGGGCAAGATAGGTTACATTGCAAGCTCGGTATAAAGCTGAAATCTATGGGTTGTTTGTCTGGGAATATGCCTGATACCATTTAATTCTCCTTTAAATTGCCTCCGCAGCCGCGCACAGTTGCAGGGCTGCGATTAACATGCCAAAGCGGTTCATTTATTCTTTGCCCAGAAAAGATATTCCATCCGTTATGGTTTTAATCATTTTCTTATTTGCAGACAAAAAAGACTCTGTTTTCTTTAACATATCTGCTACATCATTGTGAAAATCATATCCTATTGCCAAGTCAAATTCTTGTCCAACAGATAGTTTTGGCATTTTGTTGTAATAAAGATTTCTAAATTTTTCTAACTCTGAGTTGGTTACAGAGCAAAGATATTCTTCGCCTGGCTTTATGATTCCTATTACTTTCATCGCCTACCTCCATTCCATGGTTGATCCATGACTAAATGCCTATTAAAGATTTCAAATCCGCCCTAAGTGAATCTCTCCCGGCCATGTAACCAAGATTATAAAACCTATTAATATACTGTACAATTTCTCTGACTTGCTTATCTGTCCAAGAGGCTGATGGTTCACTAAAAATTAAATTCCCTTCATCGTCCAATAAAACGACCTTATCTGGATAATATTTGTTATCTCTTTCTATCGAACAATCTTTTTCGTCTATAAACTTTGGCATCATTCACCTCCATTCCCTGGTTGATCCAGGGTTAAAGTTCCTCAATAACGTGATTTTCTTTTCCGCAAAACTCACAATCAATATTGTCGGCCATTACCATCCGGTCAACATACCATTCTTGCTCAAGCGTGTATGATGCGAACTGCGTCTCTCCGCAGTGTTCGCAGTCAAAAATAATCGCCCTGCCTGCTTCTGTTGTCATGCAACCCACCCCTTAAATTTTTCATGAGCCTCTTCGTGAACATCGGAAAGCTCTAAATTCGGATCAAATTGAACCATCCAATTCAAAGCAGCCTCCCGCAATTCCTGGATGGGCCCATTGTCTTTGCAATAAAGTTCAAGCTCGGCCAGGCCAAGGAACAAGAAAGAAAGCATACGAAGTACGTCTATCTCTCCAACTGTCCCAGCGGCTTCAATAATTTTTCTTTCAGCCTGCCGGATCATGGAGCGATCACGCTTGACTTTGGCCGTATCCATGGCTTTCTGACCGGCTGACTCCAATTGAGCGCAGTTCCAAAGCAACAGCTCTGTTTCATCCTGGGTCAGATCGGCAAAGTATTTCTCTTTCTTTTCCGGGTTCAATACTTGCTCACGGACTATCTTTCCCAGGCCACCGGCAAGGCCGTAAACGCAGAGCTTTTTAAGTGGTGTGTTCATTTCTCAATCCTTTTGAAAGAAACTGTCCAGACCCATGGATTAGCCGCCCATGAAATATCAACGCCGTCTTTTCTTGGCTTGCCGTTTATGGAGTCCCAAAGCTCTTTAAATCTCATAGTGGCATATCCTGGAATGGATGTGTTCGTCCGGTCAACCCCTTCCTGGATGGCGTCGCTGTCAGATATTGATTGCAACCGCTCGACCCGGACGTCAGTAACCTCAAGCCATATGCGCGTGGCAAATTTGGGCAGGTGGATTGACGGCCGTTTGCCATATCCATTTTTTTCTATTTTATCGAACCATGCGTTTTGATTTTCTGGGACCCGCAAAGTTACGTCGTCAGCCTCATATTTTATTAATCTTTTAAAACCATTCGGCCAGATATCGGTCAACCATAGACGCCATGACTCGCGGACAAAAAGCAAATCACCTGGCTGGCCGTATGGACAAACCCATTCACCATCTTCACAATCAAACCCGAATTTATTGTTTTCTGTGATATATGCGTCAAATCCCCATAATGGGGCGCCGGTAAAAATCTGGTTTTTCACAACTCGCCGTGTCATCGTCTTTTTGCCGTCCAGGATGGCCTGAACCATGGCCGTGCTGAATATAATTGGTTTTTCCATCATTCCCCCTTGATAAATTTGTATCCGCATTGGCTGCAAAAAAGATCGTCCCTGTTTATGGTGTTTTCACCGCAATGCTCACATTTAAACAAATCCATAATAGAGACACTGGCATTAATTAATTGGCACTGCCTTGACTCTTCCATCTTTGAAGCTCCCCACAAAGCACCCCGGTAAAAGAACTCCCTGGCAACCACCTGTTCCTTTTCGGTTATGGTCTGGTAATTCCATATTGATTCATAAGCGGCCTTGATCATCTCTTCGCTTCCAAATGTCATTTGTCGCCTCTCATTCTAAGTTTTGCATGTAATCCGCCGCGCCAATTTTCTTTAACCCGTTGCTCGATGGCTTTCTTAAATGATTCAGGATTAAAGCAGCCTTTCGGCCAGTGTTCCAGGACCATCTTTTTGGCTTGTTGATGGCTCTTGCAGTTTACGAGCTGGACAAGTCCTCCGAGTTTTACTTCCCATTGATTTTCTCCGGGTGGCGGAGGCTCCCACATTGGGCCTACTATTTTGCTCATTTAATCACCAAATCCTTTCGGTCCAAGGCCATTGCCGCTTTGTTTGCTATAGCCCTGAAAGTCCGCTTTATGCTTTCAATATTCACGTTCCCTGATTCAATCTGTTCATATTCAAAATGCGCCCAGGTGTGGATGATTCTTAGGGCCTGGTCTGTTTGTTTTTGGTTCATGCTTCTCCTTTCAAAAACTCATCGATACTGACCATTTTGTCATCCAGATAAACATCTGATCCGCCTTTCTCCATCTTAATGCCATGATACGGCACCGAGTACCGGGTCAACCACGATATCAAAAACGGGGCATTATTCCATTGTCTGGCTGTCCAAATTATGATGATGTGGCCTTTCCGGTACATTCTGGTTACCTTGCAAATCATTGTCATTTCAGGCGGCGGGTCGTCAGAATATTTGCCCTTCTGATCGGCGGTAAGGGTCCCATCAAAGTCAACGCAGAATACTTTCCGGTTCTGGTTTTCTGTGTAGTGGGTGGTCATGCTGTTGCCCTTTCTTCAAAGTAATCGAATAGCGATGGCATTTTTACGTTTCTTTCTTCCGATTCTAAATATTTCACGCTGTCCAGGAAATAACCATGATTCAATTCAGAACCACGGCCCTTTCTGCCAAGTCTCAGGGCGATGATTGGAACAGTCCCAATGCCAGAGAACGGATCATAAACAAGATCCCCCTCATTGCTATACCTGGTTATTATTCTGGTCACGGTGTCGATTTGGAGAGGGCACAGGTGGAGCGCCACGTTTCGCCTGGCCTGTTTACTGTTTAGGGTTATCATCCTATTAATATCTGTCCAAACTTGATAGTCATGGCTTTCCGGGGCAATGCTCATAAAGGTTGACGGCAACTTTCCAACCTTATCAACATCTTCACCGATCTTAACATGGTGATCGTAATTATAAATCTCCTCCTGTTGGTATTTTTTGAACAGTGATAAAAGCTCTTTTGTCGGGATGGACTGCACAAATTCCGTGTCAAGAAGAACGTTCCCGGATGACCGCCAAAACGCATGAGCATCGATCTGCCATTTAGCCCTGGTGTAATCATCTTTTGATTTTGCCACCGGCACATCGGCAAAACCTTTTGTCTTATCGGTTTGGGGTTTCCTGAAAAGCAATATATATTCAGGGCAACCCACGCCCATCTTTGAACCGTCTTTGCATTGTTCTGTCCATCCAAGGCGATAAGTCTGATTGTTCTCTCGGACCACATCTGTAACTATGGTTATCATGCCTATTTTTTTGAATCCGTGTTTCTGGAAATGGGCGCTTGTCTCTTCGTGCATGTTGTCGCAGGTCGGAAACCCCAACCCGGTTACATTGCCGAAAAGGACTCGATCTTTGACATGGATGGCCGCTATCCTTCCAGGGCTTAACATCCGGTACAGTTCAGGGGTAAGAAAGTCCATTTGATCCCAAAAATGGGCATTGTCCTTGGTAAATCCGAAGTCGTTATAACTCGGAGTGTATTCATAATGATTTGCAAACGGTATTGAGGTATGGATCAATCCCACCGAATCTCTTTCAACCAACTTGGCTTCATGGACGCAATCGTTATTAGCCACTATGAAGTTTTTGCCGGCAACTTCAATCCGATCAATTCCTATTGATCTTTCAAGCTCCTTCATCATCTCAACATGAGATAGCCCGTACTTTTTTATAATATCTGTCATTTTGCCCACCATTTTGTCATTATTCGCCCATTTCTTTTTTAAGACCTGCAAGATACCGAGTTCAGAAGTCGCGAAAATTAAATGAATTTGACACGCCCTACATTGCAGGAACCTGAATATTCTGTGAATTGCCTGTAAAAAATCGTTTGCTTTAAAATTGATACCAACAAATATCTCAACATAACATTGTTGCATGTTAATGCCTGACCCGTACATCATTGGTTTTGAAACAAACACCTGTTTTTCTTTGTTTTTCCATTGCATGATCAGTCTTTCCCGGTCGTCGATGTTGGTTCCTCCGTAAAGCGAAACATAAGAAACGCCGATTGATTTTAACGCCTTTTCAATGGCCTTCTGTTCAGCGTCAAGATCGCACCAGACTATTAATTGATCTTGTCCGTATCCCTTGACAATGCTCAACATTTCAGAAACCCGGTTTTCAATACTGCCCCGTTTTTCGGTAGCAGCATCAGCCAGGGAAAGCGTAGAATCTCCGAACATGAGCCTTTGGCCGTCTCTCCTGTCGAACCGGTCAACCTCTCCGGCTTTGACCTCGTGATAATGGATATTTAAATCCGGTAGGTTATATTCTGTATTGTCATATCCAAGATCAGAAGGGTATTGAAGAAACAAAGCCCAAGATGATACCCAAAGCCAAAACTCTTTTTCCATGTGAGGCATTAAGGTCAAGTTGTTCGCCTGGGTTGAATCCCGTTTAAAAAATCTCGTTAGGGCCTGACCACTGTCCATGACACCAAGGAAGCCACTGTAATGAATAATCTCTTTATACCTGTTTGGGCTCGGGGTTGCCGTAGCAACAAATTTATATTTTACGGCCCCAAAGATAGAAAGGAAGGTCTGAAACGTCAATGACCCATAAGAACGAAGGACGGAAGCCTCATCCAGGGAAACGGCATTAAACATATTGATATCAAGCCTGCCATCCCGGACGGATTCATAATTCGTGATATATAATCCGTCTTCCTGGACCTCTTCTGTCCACCGAACGAACCTTATATCCATATTGAGCTTTTCGGCATCGGCCTTGAACTCTTGCCGAACACCCAGGGGAGCTATTACAAGTTGCTTGCCTTTTTCCTTTTTGCCTATGATTCTCAAAATCTCAAGCTGGCAGAATGTTTTTCCAAGGCCATATGATGCAAATATGGCCCGGCAGCCTCCTTTGATAGCCCATTGTACTATATCTTTCTGATGAGGCTTTAGAAGCGGATTTATTTCAGATTGTTTTATGTCAAATCCAAAAAAGGCGGATATTGCTATCTTGGATTTGATGAAGTCAAGGTATTCCATCACCGAACCACCCCCGTCGGAATCCCGTTGACCTGACACCATACAACCTCGCCCATTTCCCATCTTGTCAAATGGATAGCCGGATAAGCCGTTACCTCTCCAGGGTGGTTTGAATCTGTCCTGAAAATTACCGGGCGATCCTGGACCGGTTCTTTATTTAACTGTTCCATTATGCTCTCCTTTTCCCATCTTCATCATAGTTTTCTGGATCTGTCCAAAAAGCTGCATGAATTGACGTAACTTCATGCAGTGCCCTTGCCAATTCAGGGCCTATATTGCCCCTGTGAAAACTGGTTCTTACCGTTGCTTCATTAAAGCCTTTCATCATTGTCAAGTTTCTGATAACTTCTTTAAATGATAATTTTTTCAAGGCCGATTTTATCAGTTCTTTTTTCAATTTGCCCTCCTGTTGGTTTTTCTTGTATAATAGCATACAATATATTTTTATGTCAATATGAAATATTCGTATTTTCCTGTTGACATTATAAAACAGTCGGTGATATATTCAAACCATGGCTTCCCATCACGATACTCCAAAAACCTGACCAGGTTCGGACCGGATGGGCGGCTTAACTCTAAATATAAAAAAGGAAAAAAATTATGGCATTTGGAAACGATTATGGGTCAGAAACTGGCATCGGTATGGCAAAAGAATGCAAGCCCGATTATGAAAAGATGGCAGCGGAAGAAAACAAGCGCCTTGGAAAAACCACAGCACTGCTTGAAGCAATGTTTGATTTTGCAGAAGTCAACGGTACGCACGATTTCAGGCAAATTTCATCATTTGCAGAAATGCTTGGCGGCGTGACCCTGATCATGAAAAGGCAAGAAAAGAGATGTGCAGAGCTGCTTTCTCAAATCGAAAAACAATAACCATTAACCGGGCCCGGTCAACTTGGCGGCCTTGACTAAAATGAAGATCAGGGCCGCCATTTAAACAAGGAGAAAGTTATGAACAGCAAAAAAACAAAACAGATTAAGCGTGAAATTTACGGCGATTTCAGCCCCAGGTTCAGAAAATACACCCGCCTGCCAAATGGTCAGATTATCGCAGACCCCAAAAGGCTGGCATATCAGAAAGTCAAGAAAGATTATTTCAAGGGCAAATAATGGAAAGAACAACATTTAAAGACCTGGCAGTTTATTACGAATACACCCCAGGCCAGAAAGGCGGCTTTGATCAGCCGGAGTTCGCTCCACAAGTTGATATCGTGTCCTTGATGTTTATTGACAAAGCTGGACTTAGGCACGACCTTGACCCGGAAACAGAATCAGCCCTGCTTGAAAAATTCGGAGACCGGATTGAAAGGGAGATATTATCATGAAAAAAGAGTACGAGGTTAAAACAACTGTCTTTTTTAATAAAAAACAACCTGATAAATCCTGCACAGGGTGCTGTTTTTTCCGTGAGGATTATGACTGTCAGCCGTCGATACCTTCAGACCCCTGCAACCTATGCGGTGACAGCATCTTTGTAAAACGCTACGAGCTTGTGAGGATAAAATAATGGAAGAGATTAAAAAAATGCTTGAGGCAATGGCCCGGAAAATGGCCGATGAAGAAATCAAAAATTACCCGGTCCATGTGGTCATTGATGGTGAATTGGTGGACGCTGATATATGCGATACTACTGGCGGTGAAATATATATTGAGATAAAAACCCCGCTTTATTTTTCTGAACTTAAAAAACATGGAAGGGTTGTCGTTGATGAGGTGGCTGTATGAACGAGACTGAGTATAGGGCCTACCCTGCCCTAAGTTCATCGAATTTGAGCGCCTTTTATAATAAAGGCATTTATTCCCCGGACCATGCCCTGATGACAGTTGAGTTTAAATCGTACTTTGAATACGGCCACCAGCTTGAGACCATGATCCGTGATGCAGTCAAGGGCACTGATACTTTTCATGACCGGTTTTATATCACTGAGCTTGATGGCAAAATGCCGGATGAAATGATCGGTTGGATTGACAACAAAGAGGACCTTTCTGAAAAGTATGTTTACACCCAGAAAGGCGATCTTTCCGGAACATGCAAAACCCGCCACGCATTCCTTGATGAAGCAATGAAAAACCCCGGTAAGATCCCGGTATCAAAAGCAGACGGCGAACTTCTGAAACGCCATACCGAGAACATGATCCGGATGGAATATTTAGGGGCCAAGGTTGGCGATATCCTGGCAAAAGCAGAGTGGCAGGTTCCCATCATATTCAAGGACTATGACGACCTGGAAAAAAAGGCCCTGGTGGATTGTCTGGTGGATCTTGACGGGGAGTTTTTGCTTGTCGATATCAAGACCACCGCATCTTTCCAGAAATTCGGTTTCATGATCCGTGATCGCTATTTTATTCAAGATTTATTGTATACAAACGGGGTGAATATAGCCCGCGGAATGTGCACCGGTATGGTTTTCTTTGTGGCATCCAAAGAGGCACCTTTTCTGTGCCAACCGGTCACGATTGATTACGGTGGGACGGACTTTAAGGCCGCAGCCCTGGAAGAATTTTATGACCTTTGCCGGGCATATAAAGAATGGTCAGACGCCGGGCGAAGGGCGCGCGGATACCTGCCCCAAACAATCATTAAACGATACCCAAAAATTTAAGGAGGATGAAATGACGAAAGCCCTTGCAACAATCGAAGAGATCGGAAAACAGATAGACATCATCGTGGAAAAATGCCTTCCGATTACCAACAAACAGGCCCAGGGATTTAATGAGGCCCTTGTCCTTGCCGGCGGGATCAAGCAGATGAGGGAATTGTTTTTAACCAGTCCTGAAATCAAAGCCAATGTTATGGCCATGGCTAATACTCCCCTTGGATTCATGACAGATCGGAGCCCGGCCGCCATCAAATCATCAAAAAAAGACCTTGCTCCATACTCATATGAGCAGATTGCGGAATGCTGCATAGAGGCCATGTTGCAGGGTTATCGCATAACCGGAAATGAATTTAATATCATTTCAGAACGATTTTACCCGGCCAAAAACGGCAAATACCGGAAGATCATCGAGAACGAGAATATTTCCAACTTCTTTTTTACCAACACATCCCCTTTGTTTGCCACAGAGCAGCGCATGAACTACGGCAAGGCGGAAACTGCGTCCATCGCAAAGGTTCAATGTTTTGCGACCTGGACCCAAACCAATTCAGACGGCCAGCGGGTTGCCGTAAAGCTCGGATACGGCGAGGACAAACTTATTTTCAAGGTTAAGGTCAACGCTTTTATGGGTGACGACGGTATTGTTGGAAAGGCATTGAGCAAGCTTTTTTCCAGGGTTTTGATGAGGGTTGAGGGCAAGATGATACCGGAAGCCACAGACCTTGATGATGCCCAGGTGGTAAACCCGGATGAGCCGGAGTCAAACCTTGCTGAAAAGCTGGCGAAGATCGGTGAAGACCCAAAAGAAAACCTACTTTTCAAAACCCCCGAATATCAAAAATGGGTTGAGACAAAAGAAATATTCCCGGAAATAGTCACCGGCTGGCAGGAGCCCGTCAACACAACTCAATGTATTGAGGCCGTGAAGGAAGTTGATAAAATCGTCTCTCTCAGAGACCAGAACGTATAGGAGGCAAGCATGGAAGCATTAAAATTAGAAGTTTTGCAAACAGGTTTTTGTGGTGATTGCCAGAAAGAAGTGGAAATACGCCTATATAACGACAAAGTGATCCCCAAAATTTTTACCTGCGTGGAATGTGGCCAATTTGTTGAAGAAAGATCGCCTGCTATTGGCAAAGCCCTGGCCATGTTCGATTTCAAAGAAGCTGTCTTTGCAGATATCGAATCATTTAAAACTCTGGAAATCGTCGATACCAAAACGGAAGGAGATGTCAGGAAGGCCCGTATGTCAGTCCGGGACCTGCGATACAAGATCCAGAACAACCAGAAAGAAATAAACGCCGACCTGAACCAGAAGAAAAAGGACGTCAAGGAATATGCTGAACTCCTGATATCCAGGATCGAGCCGGTTGAAAATGACCTTGACGGAAAAATCAAAGCCGTTGAGCAGGCCCGGGAAGAAAAGCGGATTGAGAAAGAACGGATTGAGGTTGCTAAAAAGGCTGAAATCGAACGGGCTGAATTTCTCCGCAAAGGCAAAATTCAGTGGTATATGGATGGGCTTGAGGCTGACTGCACGGCCGGTCTTGAGTACAATCTGCCGGCCCAGGAAATCATCGATCACCTGGTTATTTTAGATGATATCGAAATAAGCAAGGATGATTTTCAGGAGCGATCACACGAAGCACAGGCCATGCTTAACAACTGCATGTCTCAAACCAGAGCAGCATATGGCGCCCGGCTGAAATACGAACAAGACCAGGAAGAACAGGCCAAAATCAGAGTAGAACAGGAAGCCGAAGCAAAAAAGCTTGCATATGACCGGGCCAAGTTTGAGGCAGAACAGGCAGCGGCCAGAGCTGAAGCTGATAAAAAAGCCAATGAAGAAGCCGCCCGGATCAAGGCAGCTAATGAAAAGCTTGTGGCAGACCGGGAGGCCATCCGGAAACAAGAAGCTGAAATTGAGGCCAGGAATAAGGCCGATATTGAAAGAAAATATTACTCTGACTGGACCGATGCCATAGAAATCAACCGGATCATGATTCCAGATCTTGCCATTCAGATGAACCAGAAATTTGACGAAGCCCTGAAAGAAAAGCTCAGAGCGGATGCTGAACGGGCGAAGCTGATATCCGCCGATATCGAAAAGCTCAATCAGGCCCATGACCATGTTTTCCTGTGCTGGTCAAAAATGGTCCCAGTAAAAAAGTTTGATACCCATGAAGGAGAGGCGGCTTTCAATCATTTTAAAAATAGTCTTGGGGATTTGCTTTCACATTTTCAAACTGTCATTGCAGAGATTGCCTAAATGCCCCTAATAATCCTTAAAAGAATCGGTTATGGATACTTCAAGGCCGTGTCAGATGAGGACTCTAAGAACTCTCTGGTATGGCCAACGGGTCAGTTTTTAGAGGCCACTATCAAGGGGTCAAAGAAGGCCAGGGCATACAAAGAATTGTGCTGCTATAAAGGATCTTGCAAGTACATAGCCAACATGAATTTTTCAAAGGAAATGGATTCAGTCGAGAAGGTCGATATTCTGACAAAAATCAGATGCGGCTTTGTCTCTGATGTGATCCATGATTCAAAACTTGGCCAGGTCCATTTTATCCCGAAGAGCCTTTCCTATGCAGAATGTGACCAAAAAGACGCCCATGAATATATTGCCAAGGCCCTTGATAAACATTCTGAACTTGTGGGGCTTTCAACGGATGATTATGTCCGGCTGTTGGATGATCAGAAATAGGAGATATGATGCCTGAACACATACCAATCGTTCCAGATACGGAACACAAAATAGATGCCTTCTGGTGCTATGCAGAGCTTGAAAAAACTTATGACCGGAACCACGACAGGAACACAGTGAAACGCTGCAAATTTGATATCCTGTTTGGCCATGGAAGGTTCCGGGCAAGGCGAAGATATAAAGACCCAAGGACCGGGGAGCGCAGGGAAACCGTGGAAATATGGCTTGATGAATTTCCGCATGGGGATAAAGAATAAGGAGATTGATATGGATTTAAAATTTTATGTTTATGAACCATCGTCACGTTATACCAAATTCCAGCACAGAACAAGGGTAGATGCTGAAAAAGAAGCTGAACGGCTCGCTATTCAAAACCCTGGGAAATCATTTGAAATTTTGGCCGCTGTGTCAGTTGTAGTCAAAAATGATGTTGTATGGGATCGGGTGCCGGTTGATGAGATCCCATTTTAATATGAGCAATCAAAGCGATGGCCGGACCTAAAAATCTCGTGAAAATTCGGCATTACAAAAGTTCAGACAGATCAACCAAGCGAACCATTGAGGTAGAGATATGACACTATTCAACCCGCAACCCAAACAAATTACTTTTATCTCAGAAAAATATCTCAATTTTGTTCGCAGCATGCCATGCTCAGTTTGCGGCAAAATGGACACCGAAGCACATCATATCCGGTTTGCATATAACTCAGGGACCGGCATGAAACCTTCTGATACCTGGGCTATTCCGCTTTGCAGACATCACCACAGAGCGATCCATGATGCCGGTATAAAAACTTTCCATGCTCAAACTGGATTGAATATTTACCGGGAGCTTTTCCTTGTTGCGAAAAGATATATTGAAGAAAATTTAAAATAATTTCGGGCCAGCAACCTCCTTCAAAAAAAAAGCTGGAATAGGGCCTTCCCCGGAATAGGCCAAAGCCACCTGCCTCAAGGTAAGGCAAACCGGGAACAACTTTAACCCATAACAAGTTGGAGAACAATATGAAAAATATATATTTAGGAGATGCAAAATTACCAAGGAAAATAAAAAAAGAATTTTTAGGCCGTCGGGTTAAAAAACAACACCTTAAAAAATTGCTTTCATCTGTAAAAATAACCCAAAATAAATATCCTGGCGAACCAAAAATAGAACCATATGAATTTTGTCCTGCTTGTGGATGCAGGTCAAGCTATCTTGTTTATCATGGCGCCCAAGATCAGGAAGTTTACGAAACGGCTTATTGCCTGCGATGTCACAAAGAGGTTGGCGGAGCAGACAACAGCAGATTTTATCATGTCCTTGAGGATATGTTCCAGGAACAAAACAATTAACCAAAGGATAGAGATATGGGATGGCAACCAGAAGAAACAGCTTTATATAATATAGACTATTTGGCATGGCTTTATTTGCCAAAAAATCCGATTGCAAGTGGAATATGTATAGCACATAAGTGTTGTGTAAAAAAAGATGACCCTGAAACATATCCTGAACATTTACGGAAAACAGTTGATTGCTGGTGGGCAAATGGAAGATATTATGAAAAAGGCCATATTACCAACTGGATGTCATTGCCAGATCCGCCAAGTGTCAAGTAAACGCCGGTTTATACTTGACAAAACCTGGCGTATGCTGGATAGTAATGATAGGCGATTGAACCCGTCTTAAGAAAACATAGGAGAGTTATGACAAATCCAATAGACATTTTTGAAGGTCCTGCGAGTGGGGTTATCTTTTTCAAAACATCGAAAACTCTCTTCCCGGTTCAACATTCGCAGGGCCTTCAAAGGTGTTTAGGCGGTAAATCATAATGCACAGGGGATTTGTTAAGTTATGGCGTAAAAGTCAAGACAGCAGGGTTTTTAATAATGCAGATCTTTGGAAGGTTTGGACATGGTGTTTAATGAGGGCAAACCATGAAGAAAATTGGGTTACAATAAAAACTGGAAAGGGTGACATTGATGTTTTGATTGGTCCAGGTCAGTTCGTTTTTGGTAGAGATTCTGCCGCAAAAGAATTAAGAATGAAAACGTCATCTGTAAGAAATAGAATTGAAAAATTAAAAAACATGAAAAATATTGATATTAAATCGGACAGCCAATATTCAATAATTTCAATAATAAATTGGGATAGTTACCAGCCAAAAAATGATGAATGTGGACAGGCAAAAGGACAGCCAAAGGACAGCCAAAGGACAGCCAAAGGACAGCCAAAGGACACAGAGAAGAATGATAAGAATATATATTCATCAAATTTTTTGGAATTTTGGGGATGGTATCCAAGAAGGGTAGGCAAGGGTGCGGCATGGAAAGCATATTGCAATATTAAAAAACCAACTCCTATGCTGTCACAAATCAGGAAAGCTATAGAGTCTCAAAAAAAATCAAAAGAGTGGCAAGACCCACAATTCATACCACACCCTTCAACATGGTTAAACCAAAGAAGATGGGAAGATGAACCAGACCAACCAGTTAACCAAGAAAAAACCCTTGCCTTCACAGTATCACCAGAGGACCTATGATAACCAAAGAGCAAATATTAAAATCAATAACATTTGACGGTTTTTATTCCAAATATTTTTCAGATCACAAAAACATGCTGAACGGTGAATGGCAGGTAGTTTGTCCGTTCCATGAAGATAAAGACCCATCCATGAACCTGAACATGAAAACCGGGCTGTTTAATTGTTTTGGATGTGGTATCAACGGGGATATATTCAGCTTCTATATGAAAAAGCATGGGGTTGATTTCCCGGAAGCTATTAAAAGAATTGCCGGCGAACTCGGTATCCAGGAAGACAAGCCAAAGATTGTAAAAACTTATGATTACTTTGATGCAAAAGGAAATTTCGTATCTCAGACCGTCCGATATGAACCAAAGAAATTCAGCCAGCGAACAAAGAAAGACGGGGAGTGGGCGTGGACCCTTGAAGGCGTTAAGACAGTTCTTTACAATCTTGCAGCAGTCATAAAAGCCAAGCAGGTTTTTGTCATGGAAGGCGAAAAGGATTGTGACACAGCCAACAGTCTTGGATACGTAGCCACAACAAACCCAATGGGCGCCGGAAAATGGCGTGATGATTATAATCCGTACCTGTTCGGAAAAGAAGTGATTTTATTCCCGGATAACGACGCTGTTGGAATAAAACACATGATCCAGATAGGCAATGCAATCCGGGAAAAATCACAGGTAAAATGGTTTGATATCCCTGGTAAGAATTGCAAAGGGTTCGACTTTACAGACTATGTGAACTCGTTCAAAAACGAATTTGAATCCATGAAACAGATCGATACTCTTGTCAGATCGGCAAGACTTTTTGATCCGTCTCAAATCATAATTCCAGAACCAGACACAAAAGAGTCAGAACAGATCAAAAATTGGATTCTCATCAGCCCTGGTGAATTTTCTGTAAAAGATTTGGATTATGAACTCGGATTTAAAGAACCGGACCAGAAGATACTCAGAACCAAGATTCTTGAAAAGTTTGTAGCAGAAAAGATTATTTCCAGAGAAGGCAAGCGTCGGGGAGTGTATCGGCCATACAAAAAAGAACTTGAACCCATGAATTATTTGAACGCAAATGATAATTTCCTTCCGCTATGGTTGCCGCTGGGCCTTCACAAGATGGTGGGTATTATGCCAGGAAACATTATCATTTTTTCAGGCGAGCCGAACGCAGGGAAAAGCGCATTGATGTTTAATATTATCAAATCGAACATGAATAAATTTGACGTTCATTACTTCAACTCTGAGGCCGGCGAAGGAGAATTGAAAAACAGGCTGTCAAAGTTTGAAGATATCGGAATCAAAGACTGGAATTTTAACGCATACAGCCGGGATGGTGACTTTGCAGATGTGGTTTTCCAGGGCCAGAGAAGCTTGAATATTATAGATTTTCTTGAGGTCCATGACGAGTTTTACCTGGTTGGGCAGAAGATCAAGGAGATACACATGGCTCTGAAAGGTGCTGTTGCAATAATAGCAATCCAGCGAAACAAGGGCAATGAATTTGGTTTAGGTGGCAGTAGGACAATGGAAAAGGCCAGGCTTGTGGTAAATGTTGAACCTGGAAAATTGAAAATAACAAAGGCAAAAAACTTTATTGATCCGAGAACAAACCCTAACGGAATGAGCGTTGATTTTAAACTTGCCAATGGGTGCAAGTTTGTCATGCAGGGCCAGGGTTGGTATCGTAACGGGTCAAATTAAAAGGATAAGGCCATGCCAGACACCATAAAATATTCATTGAGCTGCGGAAATTGGGGGGACGGAAAATCAATCTGCTTGTGGAGAACAACAAAAACAGAAAGCGTCAAGATTGCAAGATTCCAAAGCGACGCAACTGCTAAGATGTTCGCCGATGAGTTTGGCTTTCCGCTGCACGACGATCTTAAAAAAAGACTTTATAAAAAATAAGCCTAAGGAGAAAACAATGGGACCAAAAGAAACAGAAATATCATACGAAACTCTGGCCAAACGTGTTTTAAAATTAGAGGAAACCGTTCCAAAACTGATAGCGGAACTGAAACAAAAAAACGAAGTCATCGGGCAACTGAAAGAACTAATAAACCATTTGGAAAGGGGGACAAGATGGTAAAATACAAAATTCAAAACTATCCGCCATACATCAAAAAAGTAGAGTGTGTTAAAGAGACTGATTGTATGGTTTTGGTCGATATGGGGCCAGGGCAAAAACCATTTGAACGAAGAAAAGATGGAGAATATTTTGATACATTCAGCGATGCAAAACTTGCACTGATGCAATCAATCGTTGATAAAATAGATTATCTGAGCGATCGAATAGCTTACCAACATGAAGAACTTGCAAAAATAGAAAGGCTGGAAGAATGATAATTGAAGAAATCAAAGAATACGATTCAAGGGAAGAGCTTGAAATGGGTCTTTGGTTGGCAGAAGCTGAAAGGCACGGGCTTGTTTGTGATATCAAATATCATTTTTATTCGTTTGTTTTGTCTGAAAAAGTAACAGTATCTAAGCTCGTGGCCCTGAAAACCAAAAACAAAACTGTTGAACATACTCTTTTGAACCAGCACAAATACACTCCCGATTTTTCATTCAGGATAACGTCGAAACTGATTGGAAAGCTTTTCAAAAGCTGGTACCATGATCTTCATTTGTTTGTTTACATCGACGTTAAGGGATCGTTCAACCGGTTCTCCGGGGATCGTGAATTTTCAATCAATCAAAAATGGATGTGGAAATCAAAAGGAATTTATATTCAAAAAGTTGTCCCTTCAGAACTGTTTTTAAAAACATGGGTTCCGGAAGAATGCAGGTTATCACCAAAGAAAAGACAGCCGGTTAAAAAATATATCGGCACACCAACAATCGAAGAATGGATAAGGGAGCAAAGCAAATGAAAAAATTATTTTGGGAAATCATATTGACAATAAAATACTGGCTCCAGGGCCAGAACTGGAAACCTGCGAACGAGTACGCCAGGGCGATTGTTTATGGACTTAAGAAGCAAGGGAGGGGTTAAAATGGCAGGCGGACCAAAACAAGTTCTTTTTTATATTTGCTCATGCGGGTGCAAAGTGCCTGACGGCCAGCTAAAAAAATACAGAGACCGCAGAAGCGGCGGAGACAAAACTCGAATGGTTTGTCCTGAGCACTATCTCGATGAGGCATATATCGTCAAATATGTCCTGAAGTGCATCGATTGTGGGAAAGAATTTGAAGAAGAAACAAGAAAAGAGCGTTGCCCAGCTTGCCATACCAAAAACCACAAAAAAGTTTTGAAGCGGAACCAGAAAACTTATAACGCAACCCACAAGGGCAAGAAGGCTGTAAAAAAAGCCACAAAGAAATACAAAGCCAAACAGCCGAAACCCGAAAGTCTGGAAGATCAAAGCCGGATATTTTGTGCCAACCGTAGCAGGTGTCTGGATGGATATAAAAACAAACCATACGCCCAGTATTTGCCATGCAAAGGCTGCAAGGATTACTGTTTAGGGTCAGGAGAAAACGATCCTCTTTATTCCAGGAGGTCTGCATGAACTGCAAAAAGCTTAAAGCAATCATCTCTGAAAAAACTTGCATCGCCCGGCAAAAAGCGATAAAAAAACAACAAGCTTCTTTGGCAAAAAATGGAACGAAAGGCAACGGACCGAATTGGGGTAATTCAGGCGGCAATGGACCTATTATGGAATTTGTATCATGCGTCGGCTGTGAAATTGGACTTGAACTTCTAAGGAATGAAAAACCAAGGAAGAAAACAGGCCGAAAAATGAAAACCAAGACCGATGCATAGGCCAAAATTGAGCGTTTGGGATGTGGTTGGTATGTTAGTATCAACCACACAATGAAAACAATTAAAACAGCAAGGAATGAAATGTCAGAACTCGAAAATAATATAATTAAAGTTGCAAAAGGCTGGAATCTATATCCAGAAACCACAATTCAGGACCAGCTCGAAAAATTACAGGAAGAAATTGAAGAATTTGAGGAAGCTCATTTTGATTTACATAACGCAGCCGATGAGCAAATGGAACTCGGTGACGTATATGTGGTTCTGGTAAACATTGCCGCAAAGCTCGGTTACAGCCTGGAAAGATGCGGTCACATGGCCTATGAAAAAATCAAGACAAGGACCGGCAAAATGATAAACGGCCAGTTCGTAAGGGATGACAAATGAGTGAATCAATAAACAATCCAAAACATTACCAAAAATTTCCCACAGAGGTCATCGAGATTATTAAGGCCACACTGACAGCAAAATACGGGAAAGCCGGATATGAGGCTTATTGTTTCGGAAACGAGCTTAAGTATAGGCTACGTGCCGGTTTTAAAGGCGATGTTGTTGAGGATATTGGCAAGGCAATGAAATATCTTGAGTTTAGAGAGGTGTCTGAAAATGAAAATATCGGAGGTTAAAAATGGAAAAATTAACAGCAGCGATAACCCTTGGGATTATCTTTGCAATGGCCTGCGCTTCTGGTTTTCTTGTGCTGAGTACGATTTTCAATCTGGTAAATGAGGTAATCAGGGCATTTGGCTAAACCATCTGCCCTGAGTTTTTTAGGCGGCATCCAGGCGGTTAAGATAATATCTTTTTTCGGCAGCGTCCGTTTCTTCCTTGGAAATTTCAGGCAGTTTCCTGACCGTTATTCTGGCCGTGTAGTGAGTAGGCTCAACATCAATGATAAAATATTCATTGCAATGCCGGCAGCTCTCAATTTGAGTGTCTGCCGGTTCAAAATTGATCAAGGCTTTGCAGTGTGGGCAGATGGTTTTCATTTTTGATACCTATCCACAGTATTGTTATGGTCTATGCAAACATCAAGGCAGTTTTTTAAACATATCTGGTCTTTTTTTGTATCAGCTTTGTCAAACCATTCTTTTCTTTCTGCCCTTATTTTTTGAATACTTTTCCCTGAAACAGATCCTATCGGCTGGCCCTGTTCTCTCATGTAAATAACGCAAGGAAAGTGATAATCCGATAATATAACCATATCGTCTTTTACAAGATGACATTTCCCGCAGTCACTATTTTTCAATCCCCTGACATGATTTCCTTTTTTTATGTTATTGATTCGGTATCTCAGTATCTTGAGGTCTGTATCGACATCAATATCAAGGCGGTGGTTTGATTGAGCAGATGGTATTATCCTGATATCGGAAACGCCTAATCCGGTAGCGTGTGACACTATTTCTAAAAGCTCTTTGTTGTTTCTGTTGTCAAGGACAATCCCGACGGTTACATATGTTTTTTTGCTTAAATATGTTATAACATCGCAGATGTGCTTGAATTTACCATTTACACCGGCCATCTGGTCGGCAGTAGAAGAACAACAAGCGTCAAGGGAAATAGAAAAATCGTTCACTCCTGAATAAAACAGTTTTTCATACGTTTTGATAGAGGCTGATCCGTTGGTAGACAATGCTATCCTGTTTATGCTTGTTTTGTTTTTAGTGAACCTAACAAGCTCTTCAAGGCGAGGCCAAAGGGTAGGCTCTCCGCCTGAAAATCTTATGTTTTCAAGGCCTCCAGAATCCCACATATCCACCACGTTCTTAGCCTGTTCATAGGGCATGTCCCCTTTGAGTTCATCTTTTATGCCCCGGCAGTATTGGCATTTGAAATTGCACCTATGGGTTAAGATAAGCTCGCATCTCTTTAATGGTGATTCCCATGACACTTCTTGAGCCCTTTTATCTGATAGTGTATAAAAACCGATGTCTTCCAATTTCATTTTTTTATTACCTCCCTGTAAGCAATAGCGGCATTGTATTTAAACCTATCATGGGCTTCATTTGCCATATCGTTCCTGACCCACATGGCGGAGCCGGCCATGATTGCCAAAATTGTGAATATTGCTACAATGTCTTTCATCTCTTCCTCCTGTCCGGATGTCCCGGATATTTTATTGTTTGGTTTTTCCTGCGGTTAGTCGAAAAATCAGAATACCGGTGGTTTACACAGTATTCAGGATGAATACATGCCGGTGTTTTGTACTTGATACAATCACAGCATTTTACCATTTTTGTTTCTCCTTTTAGAGATTAAAAACATTATAGCTAATCCACCCATTACCAGAAAGAACTCACCCGGGAAGCCTTGCAACAGTTCAAGCATTTTTTCCTCCATGATTCTGTCTGTATTCATCCATGGCGGCAACAATCATCCACCCAGGAGCGTTAAATTTGTCCCTATGCCGGTACTCAGCCAGGGCAGCGATGATTATTCCTGGCCAATTTCTTTGACTCTTTAGCCATTCCCACATACCGGGCGGGATCTCGATTTCTATTTTCATTTTTACCTCCATTTAAGTTTAACCGCTCAAGTCTGCCCCCGATTTTTCGGGAGCAGGTTCAGGGGTTAAGCCTAAAAGAATCCTTTCCGGATTGCATCATGCCATGATCCTGCATCCGGGCACGACTTCTGGCCCCGGTAATTGATAAGCTGTTCAAAGTCTCCGCCTCTCGGAACCAGTTCATTGATAATTCCGGCATTGACTTGCTTATCAGGATCAAAATCAGGATATCCAGTTTTTGCCTTGATCGCCTTGACGCCCTTCCGGCCGATTAAATTTCTGTAATAAACCATCTGTGCGCGCTGGATGGTTGCGGCTTGGTTGTATGATAGCTCAAACATTGTTACCCCCTAATTTAAATAATATTCGATAAAAGAAATTTCTAAATCCTGGCAGTATTCCCAAGTTGTACTATTCAATCCAGCTATTTTCAAACCTGAAACCTCAATTTGATCTACGAGCCAGCAATAAAACATGATCTTTCTCCTTATTGTGCCCTTCCGGGGCGGTTGGTTTATTTTTTTTCAATTTTGTATGATGGCATAAACCCCATGGGGGCAAATTCTTCAATTCTGCGGCCATCTGGTGAAATAAAAACTTGGCAAGATGCGTTTCGGCTTTCCGCCCAGTCTGGCCCCACATAGGTGACCATCATGTTGTTAAAGCAAGATGCCGGGAGGTATTCATATTGCCTGGTTGGTTGACTCCTAACTGGCAGTTCACTCCCACCGCACCCGGCCACTTTATCAATCACCTGTTTATATGCTTTGTAGTCCATGATCTTCTCCTTATTGTGCCCCTTTCGGGGCGGTTGGGTTAAAATAAAAAGGCAGACCGATCTCTATGATCAATCTGCCTTTGCTTTGCCCCTCAACAGGGGCGGTGCCGTGGCATCCCGGAAATACCTGCCGGGTCAGGGAGCTTTTAAGCCATGCTCAGGGCTAAAAACTACTCGTATATGTTATGCCAACAAACGGGACACAACATATAATCCGCCTCATCATACTTCCCGCCCTGATCCACGTTCTGCCCGCCACAACAAGCATAACAAAATTCGGCCCTACAATTCGGGCAGTTGTGGGAGGCGTATTCGTGCCCTCCATGCTCTGAACAGCCGATACCCAGGAGGGCGGCTGTCCGGTAAACGTTCCCTGCTGCACCTTTGCGCAGCAGGTCCTCAACACGGCGCCTTGTTTTTTGAAGACCTGATCCCATGATTTTCTCCTTTCTTTGCCGGTCTCCCGGCGGTGAGTTGATTGAGAGAACTATTTTCTCTCTTGCCTATCTATAATGCAATGCCTATGCCAAAGCCAAAACAAAATATAAAAATATTGTAAAGCATTGAAAACAAAGGATAATAATTTTTTATGTTATTCTTGCAAGCCGTTTCAGGAATGAAAAACTGTCAGTATATTTTACAAGTTATAAATAATATTTTTTACAATGTGTCAGCTTTTTTTATAGCCTGGTATACCAGAAAGAATAAACACGCAAAAAACCAAAAGAAAAATGATGGATATTGCAATGATCCTTGACATAAATATCACAGCGTGGTATAAAAAGCATGATGAAATATTTTTATTTTGAGTCTGTGAATATTGAAAACAGTCGAAACGATAGAGGAATTTATAAAAAGAAACGGAAAAATAAAGGACTGTGGATATTTTAAGCATCCCGATGAGAGCGATTTTGAGTTTCCAATCAAACCGAAGGGGCGCAAAATTGAGGGGCAAGATGCAGGGTGCTTGAAGATACCGAGGTATGCACAGACATGATCAACATAAAAATACCGGTCGATCGGCAACGGCCCGGTATCTATCATATAGATAGTTTGATGTGCTGCCGTAAAACAAAAAAGAAATCACCATGACCTTAGATTTACACAAAACCGGGTTAAACAGGGTAAACAAACTGCACAATGGCGCCCACGGCCAGGGCATTGAATCAATGCTGGGATCAAAACGGTGGGGCGGCGGCTCATCCACGACACGGATACCTGATAGAGTGGTGATTTTTTCTGATGGCATCAACGGCCTGGGCGGTATCCTCCCAACCAGCTCCAAAAGCCCTCAGTTTTTTAGGTCCTGATCCTGTTATGTGCAGAGATAAGGGTATGTGAAAAGTTTTACATGATATCAACGGATATTGATATGAGAATAAATTGATATGCAGGAAATCCAAACAAGACTGAATATAAAAGCAAGCCCAGTACCTCAAAGACCAGAGAGGTTGTCAAATGTTCATAATAATTGAGTGCGATATCCCGGCAGAAGGTGTTGAAGACGTTTGCACAGAACTTTCTGAAATGCTCAATTCAAATGTTCGTCTCGGCATGGGTGGCGTAGGGGGCTGGAAGATACCAACGGAGGAGGATTGGGGATAAAATGGAAGGCATAATCACGACCAAAGAGGGTAAAAAGATCAGAACAAACAACAGCTTGACCGGATCAGTCAACCCGGAGAAGTCCCGGCACAATGAGTTTATTCGAAATATCAAAAACGACGCTTTCCGGACCGGGTATGATCAGATTGAGTGGGATAGTCAACGGGCAGATAAAAAATGAAACAAGCCAGCCAAAAACCCAAAAAGGCCGTTATTAAGCCGAAACGCTCCAAAACCGACGCTCAAAAAGTGCCAAAAAAATCAGTTTCAAAGAAAACGAGTGCTGTAGTATCAGGCAAATCAGTACCACAATGTGGCACGACACCGATAGCAGACAGTCTTGAAATTAAGACATGGGACACGCCAACCGGGAGACATCCAGGGGGAAGGCCGTCAGATTATAACGAAACAGTGGCAAGCATTATATGTGAGAGGCTTTCAGGTGGAGAAAGCCTGACAAGCATTTGCTATCCAGAGGACATGCCAAGCGCTGTTACTGTTTATGCCTGGTTGACCAAATACCCTGAGTTTCTTAACAATTATACGCAAGCCCGTGAAAGACAGGCAGAAACATTCATTGACCAGTGCATTGATATTGCAGATATGACTACCCTCGATACCTCCATTAAAACCACAAAGAACGGAGATGAATATGAGGCTCCGAATCATGAATGGATCACAAGATCAAAACTTCGGGTTGAAACCCGCCTTAAGATGGCTGAAAAACTCTATCCGAAAAAGTATACCCCAGGCTTTAAGCATGAGGTTGGTGGCAAAGACGGCGGACCGATTGAACAAAAATGGACAATAGAAGTTATCCAGGCTAAAAAGGAACAAAATTGAGGTTTTCCGCAAATAGAAAAGTCTCCCATGGAGAGGTGACAGGCATCAAAAAAAAAGCTAAAAATTTAGGTTTTACGCAATAATGCCAAAAATGCGAATACCAGAAAAGCTGCTACCATTATTAAGACCCAAAAGGTTTAAAATTGTGGTGGGTGGCCGTGGTAGTGCAAAGTCAACCACTGTTGCGGATATGCTGATTCTCAAAGCTCAGACCGAAGCAAAAAAGGTTATGTGTCTGCGGGAATATCAGAATTCAATTGAGGATTCTGTTCATGCTCTTTTAAAGGCCGAGATCAACCGCATGGGAGCAACCGGGTTTGAGGTTTTAAAGACCAGCCTGGAACATTCAGACGGAGGCCAGTTTAAATTTAGGGGACTTGCCCGGTCCCTGGACGGCATTAAATCGTCACACGGATTCAGTATTTTCTGGACAGAAGAAGCACAATTCCTTTCTGATGAGTCTATTCAGATTCTAACCCCTACAGTCCGGGAGGCTGGTTCTGAATTATGGATGACCGGCAATCCAATGTCCTCATCAGATCCGTTCTCGCAAAGATTTATTGTCCCTTATTTATCAGAGCTGCAAAAAACCGGGTATTATGAGGACGATCTTCACATGATCATTTTTATCAATTACCCAGATAATCCCTTTTTCCCGGAAGTTTTGGAGCAATCCAGGCAGCACGATTATAAAACCCTTGACCGGGCGCTATATAATCATATCTGGTTAGGGGCTTTCAATGATCACGTTGCCGATTCAATCATTAAAGCAGATTGGTTCGATGCCTGTATAGACGCTCATTTAAAATTAGGCTTTAAACCGGTTGGCGCAAAAGTTGCGGCACACGACCCTTCTGACCTGGGACCGGATGATAGGGGTTATGCTCTCCGTCACGGGTCTGTGATCATGGATGTTGATGCCAAGAGCTTCGGTGATGTAAATGACGGCTGCGATTGGGCGCTTGATAAGGCCATCAATTCGCAAGTTGACTATTTCGTTTGGGACGCTGACGGCCTGGGGGCTTCTCTCCGCAGGCAAATAACCGATGCCCTGGGGCATAAACACATTATCCCTCTTGAGTTCCGGGGATCAAATTCTGTGTCAAATCCTGATCAGGTTTATCAGGAGCCGGGCAAAAGCATTGACGACGATCCACGGCGCAGGACAAACAAGGATGTTTTTAAAAATAACCGCGCGCAAAAATACTGGAATTTAAGAGACCGGATATTCAATACCTATTTAGCTATCACTCAAAATCAGTATAATGACCCGGCGACCATGATTTCGTTTTCAAGCACAATCGAGCGAATGCAGCAATTAAGATCAGAAGTTTGCCGGATACCACGCCGGCCAGATCCCAACGGCATGATTCAGATTATGTCAAAACCGGATATGAAACGGCTTCATAAACTCCCAAGCCCCAACCTGGCGGATTCAGTCATGATGACCTTAACAGATATTCAAAGCCCTGCAACCTCAGTTCCGCAGGTTCAACATTATATCGCAAAAAACAGAAGACTAAAAAGGATGTTCGCATGAAAGAGAAAAAGGCAGAAAAAGGAATATTGCTCGTGACCGGCCATGTCATGGTTATCAGCGACATGGATTTTATCAGACTCCAACAGCAAATCAGAATGGGCGGTAGGATTGAGGGTTCTTCCGGGCTTGATTCCGGTGATATGGTGATCCTGCAAAACATCTGTATGCTCCTTCAAGATGTTTCGATTTTGGAGAAATAAGAAGTGAACGATATCCTGACGCCCTTATCAAAGCTCGACGATTTTTCCAAGCTCTCACGGGCCAAGGAAATGAGGGCTCAAGCCTATTATGCCGATTTAGATTGGATCAAAGAAGCTCAACGGGCCTGCGCTTTTAAAGCCGGGGATCAGTGGAGCGCCCAAGAAAAGGCAGCTCTCAAAGAAATGCGCCGGGAGCCGATGGTCTGGAATTACATCCATGCCATGATCGAGCTGGTTGTCGGGATACTTACTCAGAACAATATTGATATCCGGATTGCGCCGGTTGATAGCACAGATGGGTTCCTTTGCGAAGTGCT